GTACTGCTTTGTTTCCGTATCGAATATCTTGGCGAAAGGCCCCCACGTCACCGGAAGCTTCTTGGAGTCTTCATCGAATGGTGCAGATCCGGGAGCGCCGGCCGCTCCAGGTGTGCTTGAGCCTCCGCCTCCACCGCTCGAGCCGGCGTCGGGTGCCGGAAAGTTGCACTGCGCCTGTACCGCCGAGTTCATGGCGACGCGCTGATTGATTTGGATGTCGCATATATTGAACTGTACGTCCGTACAATCAGCGGCGGCACCGTAGTAGGGGAACATGTTGTACGAGACGGATGCACCCGCTACGTCCAACGGCATCTTCGCCAGGTTACACTCTTCAGAAATGCATCCGGGGTCTGTCGTGAAAGCCTGAATAGCCTGGAGACCAGGCCCTCCACTCTCGACGAGGGGCTTCATCTTGGTGTACATCTTGTCGCACCCGGGCAACGTCCTGTTCGCTTCTTCGAGGCAGTTCCCGGCGCCCTTGAAACCCAGATCGTGTGCATTGATGCAGCCGCACCGTGGGTCGGACCGGTGATTCCCTGCACCCGTAGCCGTCCTGTCTGTGCCGTTGCCGCCTCTGCAAAAGATGTTGAGCATATTACCCGCCACGCCTGCATTTGCATCATTATTCTGAACTGACCGACGAGCCGCCTCTACACATGCGTCAATACTCGCCCACCCGTTATTTGGTATGGCCGTGCACAAAGAAATAACCCGACTGTCGAACACGAGACCGCCTCCTTCCCCCCCACCCCCGCCAAAATACTGTAGACATTTGTCTTTCTTGGCTATGAGATCGTTAGGGTTCGTCAGGCTCATGCAGTACTGTTTGCGGTATCCATTCGGCCCCGTAACCGTGTCCGTCTCGAAAATTCCCGCGACGTTTGAGTCAAAAACCTTTAGGGGGTCTATACTCGAGTATGTGCATTTGATTTTCTGTGAGTTGTCGCCTTGGGATTCAGCTGAAAGGACCGGTCCATATGTAGGGCAGTACCCTTTACCTCCATCGGTCCAATTTAGACACAAAATATCATCACCGTCGTCGCGGCACGAGTGTCGACCCGACCACCACGGCCGGCCGCCGCAGTTCGCGGAACAGCCGTTACACGTCTGACACCCGGCCCAGCTCGTCGATGGGTTTATGGGTGTTATCGCTTTCGTCTGAAACGACATCTATTTTTACTAGAGATAAAATTTAGGATCTACACCTACTTCCTGTACCCCCAAGATTCCAGTTCTGTAGCCTATAGAAAACCGGTCGCCCGCGACGGACCCTACCGCGTGCCAGAAAAATCCCGGGCCTGGTGTCAAATGGAAAACGTTGACCGAGTAGTCGACGTCATGGACTGCATGAATTTTGTTTGAAAATGGGTGACGATAAAAGAAGAACGTACCACCTGTAGTCCTGACGAAATAGCACCTAAACCCCATACTAGGGATGCTTTCGACTTGTGAAATGTTGGTGTGCCACCCCATCCCGTGCCCCAGTGGATAGTTGTAAAAGTGTCCAGAAATCTCAAAAACATTTGAACCCATGAATTCTTCTGGTAAAATCAAGTCTTTGCAGTCTGGGTTCTCGAAAATTACACACTTCTCTTTGTGTTGAATATAAGGCGTGAGATGGGGCATATTTTCAAACATGGGGTTTAGAAATTCGTCGATTGATTTTGGAACGTAAATATTTGATAGTGAAGGATTCCTGCGATGATTAAGCCCCTCTTCGGTAAACACAACACCGCCGACAATGGATCGCAGGGCATCGGATGGGCTGACCATCTTCGCGAAAAAAGGGCCGGCAGACGAGGCCGGTACCGTCTTTACCCATGACCTCCTCAATTTTGAATCTTGATTATTATAATCTAGACCATCTATTCTTGTAATCATCGTGGCCGAAATTCTAATGGATTCAATTTCAAAATTGGTATCCTTCATGAAAAGCACACACCCCGATGGCGTCCCGGGGGTCGACGCCAGAAATTCCATATCAGAATTTATAGAGAGACCGCGACATATATGTCTACCATCTAGGGTCGTTCCTTTGGTGGTATGTATATTAACCACCTGACGGGTCACCGTGTTCAATTTACATATGGAATTTAGGCCATCACAGAAGTAAATCTCGTGTCCGACGACCACGAGGTCATGGCAGAACCAGCGGTCGAGGTCGTACTCGTCTATCATCGTCCAGTCTCTCGGGTTCCAGACTTGGATGGTCGATTTCAGTTTGGAATCGGGGACCCCTAGGCGCGGGCACATGAAGAAGAACCGGTCATCCTGTACAGTCACCGCGTTTACATGAAGGTAACCGACGTTTTCACTTGGATCGATGGTCCTATGGTATATCTTAGCCTTGGGCCATAGATAGATATACTCGAGACTGTCTGGTACTAGATCACCGTCTTCATCTATACGCACCTTTATGAGTCGTTGTTGGTACGTTTCGGGTATGTACATATGGTCTTCAAAAATAGTCATCTGGTGGCACCCCGTATCGAGACCGCCTAATTCCTTTTTGAAATTGAAAATCTTACCTTTTACAAAGTAGAAAGACCAGATGCATCCCGTCAATGAGGCGTCATGGGTCGTGCCTTCTAAAAAACCAAATAGGTACACTCGGTTCCCTTTGCGTGCAATTCCAAAATAGTGCCCATCCAGAATCTTTTGGACATGGGCACTATTTTCGTCAAATACGAAGAGTCCGTCTCTGCTGCATATGAAATGGGTCATCGTTCTAAAATAAAATTTATATATTTTGATTCAGAATTTAACGGGTAGGGAGGAGGGGTGAGGGTGGTGCGTTGAAATTGCACGACACGAGATCGGGCTGGACCCATCCGAGTGCAACACCTTTGGGGTCTGTTGCGGATCGGCACTTCTGACCCACGTCTGAAGGGTCAAACATCGTAGGAGAAGGGCATGGGCTGCTAGACGAAGGCGCGCCATTCACCTTGCACGTGGGCTTGGCGTACGAAGGCTGAACAAAAGTCGAGACCGTCTTGCTGAAGCCTAGGACCAGGATCGTGAGCACAAGCGCGTGAAAAAAGAACCCCGCGCCTGTGGGGTCGCCGGCTGAGTCCGCGACCCACGACCCCAAAAGGTCACGCGTCGTACGAAAGGTTGCGGGCAAGGCTAGAAATATCCCAAAAAGGACCAAAAGTATCAGTGGGACCTTCATCTGATATTTCCCTATAAAAATATCTGGCGCTGAAAAGTCAATGGCGAGTCTGGTGACGGTACAAGGAGTCGTCGAGACTCCCTACTACGACTGGGGCGGGCGCAAATACATGGAGGTGCGTACCGATGACGGGGTCGTCTACAGGGCTAAGGTTCCTTTCCGGTACGGTCGCGTCATGTGTCGCGTGACGGGACTGAAGACTGTCCAGGAACTTGAAAAGGGTGAGAGCGTCCAAGGGCTCCTCGAACGCAAGACGTGGGATGGCGCGACGCACTACGTCATCATTTCTTTGGGACAAGCATAGACGACAAAAACACGATACCGGCGCAATAAATGAAGCTCGAGCAGCACGACGAAACCTTCACCCACAGAGGCGCATCTTCGGCCGCCGCTGGAGAAGGCGTGGCGCTGACGGGTTTCGGCTCGACCTTCGACCCACCCGGAGTCAAAGAGACCGTGTGCTCTGGCTTGGTTGTGGAGCTTTTGTACAGGACGTTGGACGTTCCTGAAGACCCCGTATAGACCACCTCGTAAAGCTGACCCTGATCATCCTTGAGGTTCCAGGCCTGAAGGCTCGGCAGATTCGTTCCTGAACTGACGGCTTGGGCGCCTTGATCTGGCCACTGCGTCATCGTCATACTGGACCACGTGTTCGGGTAGCCTGGAGTTTTGGCCGGTGCATCCATTCCCTTCGTACCCAAGTCCATGTAATTCGTCATGGACCCGGTCAGGACCAGGTCTGCGACAGAACCCGTGGAGGGCGATGGGGCGCCCGGGAAATTCACACTGATCCCACCCGTCCCCAGATCGAAACTTGCGTCGGTCGCAGGTGACGCCCCCGGGCTGTTAAAGGGCTGCGACATTTCTAATTTATATACAGAAATAAATGAGTCTGACCAGGAACGGTTACCTGTTTTCTGGTCAAGATCAGGACCTGATAAAAAAGGAGCTCACTGTTAGACCAGTGACGAATGATGCGATCGGGATTCCATCACCTTCCTTCAAGGTTTGGAGACGGACCACCGATGGCCGACTTTTGGTCCCACGGTACTTCGGCCTTGAGCGGTGCGGGCCGCCCACCAGGGATTCCCGGAGGGCCCCTGATTCTGATCGGCCTATTGGGTTTGTGGGATCGCTTGCGAAACCGACACGACAGGACGAAGCTTTCGCTGCAGGCGTTCGAGCCTTTGAAACGGTCGGAGGGGGCGTTCTATCGATCCCAGCGGGCCATGGAAAGACTGTATGCGCCCTGGCTCTTTCGGCACATCTGAAGGTCCAGACGATGATCGTCGTCCATAAGGAGTTCCTTGCGAATCAATGGAGGGACCGGATCCAGACGTTTTGCCCAGGTGCCACCATCGGACGGGTCCAAGGGGACACGTTCGATGTCGAGGGTAAGGACTTTGTGATTGCTCTTATTCAGACCATGTGCATGCGTGAATTTCCCACGGACGCGTTCGACTCTGTAGGTCTGCTCGTGGTGGATGAGGCTCATCACATCGGCGCGCCCGCCTTTTCTCAATTCATGTTCAAAATTTGCCCCAAGTACACTTTGGGGCTCACAGCCACACCCGACCGCAAGGATGGTCTGACGCGCCTCCTGTACTGGTTCTTAGGGCCCGAGTTTTTCAGGATAACGCGGACGGCCCAAAAGTCGACGCGGGTCGAGACGCTTCATTACGTTGATGAAGCGTTCAAAGAAGCGCCGCCGGTGACGCGGTTTGGGAAGATTAACATGGCCGGAATGATCAGCCAACTTACTGAAATCGAGGCGCGGAACGACATGCTTCTTCGGACGGTCCACGAGGCCCTCGCTCTCCAGAGGCGTGTACTTATTCTGAGCGACCGACGCGAGCATTGCTTCTATTTGCAAAGTAAATTGGGTGACGCCTTAAGTGGCTTGTACGTCGGCGGCATGAAAGAGGCTGAGCTGGCAAAGTCGGCCGAGAAGCGCGTGGTCGTCGCCACATTTCAGCTCGCCCATGAAGGACTCGACATTCCGGTTCTGGACACCGTCATCTTGGCGACGCCCAAATCGGACATCGTACAGTCTATAGGGCGTATTATGAGGGAAACCAAGGGGAAATTGAACGATCCTCTGATCTACGACGTGGCCGACCACTGGTCTGTTTTTCACGCCATGTACCGCAAGAGGTGCAAGGTGTATGCAGAGGGTGGGTTTCAAATGGGTCAAGGGGCACCCGAACCCGAACCCGCCGCGAAGCCAATCAACGACGGCCGGTGCATGTTCACGTGACGATGACCATGCGGTCCCGAAGGTACTTTGGCGCGAAAGACATCATATACGTCCAGTACTCCCCAGCCCCCCAAACCTCGAAGTAGTTTATATCCATACCCTGACCGGCCGCGCGGGTCACATATCTCATAAAGGGCAAGACGTGCATCTGGCTATAGTCAAACCCGCGCAAGTCGAGCTTCACAACCAAGAGACGATTCTCCGCCGCGAGGATCTCATGTATCTCCTTGGTCCCTTCAATCGTCTCGAGGCTGAATTGATCTGCATCCTCGAGCGAAACGGGTTGTTCGTTAATGAATTTAGCAGCAGAAATCTTCAAGAAAAGATGTTTCTGGTTGCTCTTGAGGCGGTGCCAGGTCATGAACGTCCTGAACTGGCCCATCCTTTCAATTTAGTTTTGAGATTTCATGGTGTCTGATAGCGCGAGTGCAAATACCCCCACGACGAAGAACATCACCAGGTAGTTGCACTCGGTCGCATCCTGCTGGGGCGCCGAGAGGTTCTTTAGGCGCGCCACGGGCGAATAGGAGGGTGGTCGGGGAGCGACCGGGTCCTCGAACGGGGCGTAGGACAGACCCATCTACTATTACTTAGGGGGTGAGATTTTTTGGGGCGGCGCCATCATGTACAGAAAGTACCCACCGCCACCGAGGATCAAAAGACCGGCCAGGATGATGAGCACGATCTGCCAGGCTTTCAGTTTCTTCGATTCATCCTCTTTAAGAGGCAGGACGTACGACGGGGCTGTCGTAAAGTCGAGAGGTCCTGCTGGCGCTGGCGCGAGTGTGAGCGGTGTGGGCGGCGCACTGACGGCTGGAAGACCGCTGACCGATATAGGAGGAGGTGCAGACACGGAAGGCAGACCCGTGACTGCTGCGGCCATTAATTTAGACTAAGAAATAACTGGAGATGAGGCACTCACCTTGCTAATCACGTCATCGACCCAGCGCTGCTGACCCGCCAGAATCTCTTGTTTGCGGGCGGCCGGTACCGCAGTCCACGTCGTACTGAACTTGGCGCTCACGGCCGGCAAAAGTCTATTCACGAGCTGGTCCTGATAAAACTGTCTGACGTCATCCGGAAGCCCCTTGAATTCAGCCAAGTCCATGATGCTCATGGGTGTCGAGGCTGTGTAGCCCGAGACGCGCGGGACGACGAGGAGGACCGCCAAGATCAGGATGAGCCCCATGAGAATGTAGTCTTTCATTTACAATTGCACCTCCTTTTTCTTTGGCTTGGGACCACGTTTCTTTGGGCCGCCGACAGACACCTCACGCGTGTCCGGGTCGCCCATGTCCACGCTCACGATGTCCGAGACGGACTCGTCGTCACCGCCACCCGGACGCGTCTGCATCGGTGGGGGCGGGCCCATCATGCCCATCAGGGACCCAAAGTCCATTCCGGGACCGCGCATGTCGCGCCGGAGGCCCTGCTGGGGTGGCTGACCCGCGCCCTCGACCGGCGAGCCAAAGCCGTTTCCACCGCCCTGAGTGCGCTGGACCGCATCGACCATGTTACGCATCAGGTCTGGGTTCTGCTTCATCACCTGGCTGACGTTCGGGACGGCCGCCTTGAACATAGAGTTGGTCAGGTGGAACATCATAGCCGAGCCGCCGACCATCATGATCAGCTTGACCTCAGGAGCCACCTGGACCTTCGTCTTGTACTTGTTGTACAGATCCTCAAACACGCCGTCGTAGTCCTCGACGTTCTCCATGGTGTTCTGGGACCAGCCGTTCAGCTCCAGGTCGAACGGATCGAACTTCTCATTCAGAAACTCAAATCCAGTCACGGCTGCGACCAGCATGCGACGCTGGAACTTGATGGAGCGCTCGACCTCGATGCTGTACGTCATGCGCTTGTACTCGGTGCGGATCTCGTCAATGTCCGAATAGATGTTCAGGCGAGCGCTCGAACTGAAGCCCTTCTTGATCAGACGGCTAATCTTGTTCAGGAGGTCAGCCTTCTCGTCCTCGATCGAGGTGTAACCCTCGGAAGGCACCTGACCGCCACCACCCTGGAACTGCTGCTGACCGTCGGGTCCCTCGGGACCCTCCTCGTACTCGTCACCCTCACCCCCATCAAACTCCTCGGGAGGAGGGGGCGCCTGGGCCGTACGCTTCCCAGGATTCATGAACATGTCCAGACCATCGTCCGGCGCAAACTGCGGCTGCGAAGGGCCGGGGGCGCGCTTCGCAAAGGGGCTCGGCCGGGACGGCTTGGCACGCAGAGGAACGGTCTTCTTGCCCGGCATCTGAATAGAAATCTCATCCATCAGGCGCGACTCGTCGTCATTCAGATTCATAGAAGGACCATCACCGCTCATGTCTATAGAGATGTCGCCCATTAAGACCTTTATAGAAATGTTCCTCTTGGCTTTAACGCGAATTAGGTGAAAGTCGGGCCGAAGGGCCGACTTTTGAAGGGGGGCCTCAGGTCGGATTTGAAAGGGACCCTTCGGGTCCCGTTCAAAAATAATATCCGCAAAAATCAAATGGCGATTAAGGTTGGAAAGATTGTGACGAATGCCCTCATCATCGGTCTGCTCGTGACCATCCTCGTGATGCTGGTCCAGGGCCAGAAGAGCCGCTACACCTGGGAGCCGGCTCCCCTCGTGACCAAGCCCGGCCCGGCCGTCCAGGCCCAGCCCGCGAGCCTGTTTGCCATCAAGCCGTCCCTGGAGTGCACCCCGGGCCCTTCCGAGAAGTCCTCGTACCTGTCGTCTGGCCTGACCCCAGGTGGCCTGTGCGGTGACCAGTCGTTCATCCACGATCAGATGCGTGACTTTGCGATTGCCGACGGCATCGGTGGCTCGCTGCTGGAGAAGTAGACCGACTCGAGGACCCGCAGGGTCCTTGGGTCGTGACCCTGAAGGAACTGTGTGCCTCCCGGCCCCGCAAAAAACCTCCCTCTAAAGTAAATGTGTGACACGGAAGTCTACACAGTCCGTGTCGACTCTGCATTCGCAACTTCG